GTGACGAATTAGATATGTATAAAGACCCTTGTTGATAAGTGTCTCCTAACACATGAAGTTTACCATCAGGACTATCTGTGCCTATCCCCACCTGACCATTTGTGTCAACTCTAACCTTTTCACTTCCATCAACATCAACAACTAAATCACCCAGATTTGCATCAACAGAAAATGTGACAATATCACCCAAACTATTAGCTAAATCTAGATTAGAAAAAATAGCTTTATTTAAAAGATCATTCCAAGTAGATGTGCCGTCACCAATTTTAAATATGCTGTTTGTTGTGTCAAATCCAGGCTCTCCAGATGATAATACAGTACCAGGGTTGGTCCATTCAGTCTGTGATCCTTTACGAAAAGTAATTAAATTATTTAATGGCATAAACTATCCAGCTTATTGATTATAGCATATTTTATCCTTTAAAACCCTATGTTATAGTAGTATCAAGGAGTGCCGCCGTCAATTACACAATTGGTTAGTGTAGCATCGGTTAATTCTGTTGCGGTAATATTGCCAGCAGAGAAATTTCCGGTAGCATCTCTAGCAACAACTTTACTAGCAGTATTAGCGCTAGTAGCATCAACACCAACTGTTACCGCGGCGGTTTCACTACCACTGCCACTTACTGTAGCATAGCTTCCGGCAGTTACTGTAGCAACATAATTGCCAGTAGTATCTGTGCCAAGAGCCACACTATTAGCTGTGATAGTTGTAGCAACCTCTACTGTACCACTAGCAAGATCTGTTAGTGTGGTATTAGCAGTGCCGGTAACATCACCGGTTAAAGTTACTGTAACTACAGGATCTGGCTTATTAAGAACATTACTCCAATCAACATTAGCATCAATTTCACCCTTTGTTCCACTAAATACTTCACTAGTATTTGTAGCATCTGGAATAAATGTGAATTTACCAGTACTATCATCATAACCAAAGAAACCAAGTTTGGCAGATCCGTCGAAGTATCTGAATTCTATACCACGATCTTTGTTATCATCTACTGTTGGAGCAGTATCTCCGCCAAGAGTAAATACTGGATCATCGATGGTGACCACAGTGCTATTGGCTGTTATTGTGCTGCCGTTAACAATCAAATCAGTACCAATGGTAAGAGTGCCAGTAACATCTGCGTTACCAGTAACGTCTAGATTACCACTAACATCAGCATCGCCGGTAACACCTAGATCTCCAGAAAGTGTTGTATTGCCAGTAACACCCAAAGTGCCAGAAAGAGTTGTGTTACCAGTAACGCCAAGAGTGCCACCAACAGTTACATCAGAAGCAAAAGATCCTGTTCCGCTATTAGTTAGAACAACTTTATCAACGCCACCACTAGTAGTTTTAATAGTACCAGATATAGTAGCAGAAGTTCCTTCTATAGAACCGTCGCTGTTTATTGCTGGAAGTCCGTTTATACCTAAACTAGTAGCAGCTAAAGCTCCGGCAATTGTTGTAGATCCAGTAATACTTAATCCCGCAGCAAAAGAAACTGCACCACCAACATAAAGCTTTTTAGCTATACCAACACCGCCATCAACAACAAGAGATCCTGTGGCAGTTGATGAACTGTCTGTAGTATTATTAAAATTTACTAAGCCAGAAACATCTAAATTGTTGAGGCTAGCAGTACCACCTATCGTGGGACTTGTACCAAAAACCAAAGCTCCAGTACCAGTAGTACTAGTATCTATAGCAGCTCGTAAATTGTCAGAAGTGGGTGTGGCTAAAAATGTTGCAATATCGGCATCAAGATCAGTAATATCAGCTAATTGTATTGTAGGATCACTAAGACTAACTGTGGTAACTCCAGTGCTATCATTATAACTAACACTGATACCAGATCCTCCAACAACCTTACTCCCGATAATATCTTCTACTTGTTCAGTATCTAAACCATCGGTAGCAATAGTAAGAGTATTTGCACTATCATCATAGGTTAATGATATATTTGATCCAGCAACTAATAGTGCGTTTACCCTATCATCAACAAGTTCATTTAGTTCGCTAGGAAGAACACTAGCGTAACCTAAACTGTTCCATGCTGTGGTGCCATCACCAATCTTAAATTTGCCAGTATCACTTTCAAAACCAACTTCACCCTCATATAAAACTTGTGTTGACCATTGATTTGCTCCAGAAGCAACTGTGCCTCTTCTTAATTGAATTCTTGTGTTTACTGGCATTTTAATTCTCCGTTATTGTAAAGTATATTATTTATGGTGTTCCACAATCAAATTCATAATTGTCTAAATAATCATCTAAACCATCTATTCTAGCAACATTCAAATTGCCAACAATTTTACTCATAGGAATATCGTCTGGTAAATCGCTAGCCAAAACTTTTGATGTGTTAATTATATCAATATTAAAAGATGTTGATCTTTCTATTTCAATATTGTTAACAATATTGCCAACACTAGTTTCTAATTCAATATATTTAGTATCAGGATCCAAAATTTCAACAGTAAAATTATCCATTAGAACAACTCAAATTTTGTGGTGAATTGCTGAATCTTGGTATAATGTTGATTACACCGAATAAAATTCTTGTAGTATATTTTCCTCCTCCAGCATACAAATCATCTGGACTTTGTAATTCTAAATCATATTTAGCGCTTTTAAAATTGAATTTATTAGTCGTTTCAGCTGGTATTAAAAGAGTTAATTTACCATTAGGTTCGTCTAATTCAAATTTGTATATATTAAAGTCTTGATTAGTCGTAGAAAATATTTTAACAGCATTATTATTGGTCGTTAAAACCATTCTAGCGCACCAGCCGGTCAAATCAATAACATTTTTACTACTATCTTTATAGACTAAACTAAATTTAAAAGAAGACCCTTGCTCTATATCGAAATCATATTTTGTAGCTGCCATACTTTTAGCCTTAAATTTATGCTAAGATTTATATAATATCATATACACCTAAAAAAAAAGGCCGGCAAATAGCTGCCAGCCTTTTCTTTTGGTATGATATTTAAATATCAGAGGGAGCCAATTAAAACTCTACGATTATCTAATACCGCAAAGCCTTGTTCAGCCCAACCATAGAAACCAGCACGTTTTTGACGATGAAGAGTATCGTCTTCGAAAATTTGGACCTGTTCGCGAACTGGCATGATAAAGCTATCACGACGTCTTAGATCAAGACCAACAACAGTTTCTACATCTCCAGCTGGTAATGTGCCAAGTAAAACATCGCTATAGAATAGCTGATATTCTTGACCTTCACCAAGTTCATCAAGATCATGTAGATTGACACCAAATACTCTGTTAAGAGTACCGCTACCATCAGAAGCTACATATATCTCACGACGGGTAACTTCGTCAACTTGATCAATACCCCAGTTTCGGATATCTTCAACAGCTTCTGGACTAACATAAAGATCAGTTAGCATACCTCTGTTATTAGAAGTAGAATTACCACCACCATTTCTTCTCATTACTGTTTTCATGAGAGAAACAAGACGTTTGGTAAATTGACCAGAATCTGCATCGCTATCGAAAACAACGATATTACGATCAACACCCGCTGCAAGTAACGTATGCCAACCATCGTCATTCATCTTCTTAACGAATTGAGCTTCTAGAACTTCCATAGCACGACCAACAACATCCCAACGAGCATCGCGAGCATATTTTAATAGATAATCAATGCTGGCACCAATATCATAAGTTGGAACCATCACATAATCACCCTCAACATGACGCTCAGGAATGTAGCCATGATTAGGAATTGTGTAAGCCACAAAATCCTTTTCTGTGCCGGGACTTAAGAAATCTAATGGAAATTCAGGAGTAGCACCTTGAGACAATGCTATTGGCTCATAAATACCATCGAGAATATCTCCATTTAAGATACCTTGACGCAGGGGTAACTCTAGAGCCTTGGCAAACTCTGCGTTAGCAGCCAAAGCTTCTTCTTTGTTGAAAGAACCAGACTTAACAAGAAGATCTGTTAGCTCTGGGGTTGGATTAAATCGCTCTGTAGCCATGAATAAATTCTCCCTTTATCAAGTTATATTAATATCTACTTTTACGTAACCATCACTATCAAGACCGCTTAAAAATCTACCAACTTGAGTAGAGCCAGCAACGTCAGCATTGGAAAATCTTCCAAATGCATCAAAATAAGCTCTTTCTCCAGCAGCAGGAGCCACATCTGGATCAACAACATTGGTAGTAACTTGGCCTTGACGCAATAAAGTAACTTTGTTGCCAACTTGGACCTCGTCACGATGCCAATTGAGATGTTGCCTAGTTAGGTCATAATTAACAACATCATTAAGTAAAACACCTGCTGGCTCTAATCCGCTTAGATCAGTTCCATTAGGATATCCTACTACAGCACCGGCATCGTCCATGCTAGCACCAACACCAGTTGTATCATGAACAACAACACCACCTCGTTCTCCAGTTGTGTTCATGAAAAATGAAATATCAGTATAAGATTCAACACGATCAGGTTTTAGAGCCATTTCATTCTCCCTTGTTTAAGTTTTTTTTGTTTAGTCTGCTGTACATAAAATCAATCAAAGCTGCTCTTGTATTTTGCTCAACATCATCTTCTCCACCAACACTAAGATCAGCTTCTGGAGATACCTCGGCTGTTTCTAGTATATCTGATTCTGTTTTTTCTTCAGCTTTAACCTCAGTCTCTGACTGATTTGTTTCTTCTTGAGAAGCCAAAGTGGCTTTAAGAATTTGAGCGAAACTATCAAAATGTTCATCATTTAAAGATTCTAATCTGTCAGAAGTTTCTGATGCTGCATTTTGATCTAAACCAATTTCCATTAAAGAAGCCATTCTTTTCATTTTTTTCTCTTTTTTCATCATTTCAGCTTCTTTATCTTTATATGCAGCAAGAATTTCATTTGTAGCATCAAATTCTGCTTTCATCTTTTGCATCTCTTCTTCTTTCTTCTTCATGTCTTCTGACATTTTTTTAGCAGCTTCTTCTTTTTCAAGAACAGCTGCTTCGAAAGCGGATTTAACCTCAGACAATTCAGCTTGAGTAGTCTTTAAGGTTTCAGCTAATTCGTTATTTTGGATTTGTAAATCTGACGCAACTGTTTTAGCTTCGTTGATAGCTTTTTCGCAGTCGGTCATGGCTTCAATCTTATTTTTGATTTCTGCCACATTTTTTTCTACTGATTCTAAACTCATGTTATTGTTCTCCATTATTTCGGGACTTTGAATAGATACACCAGCTTTTATAAAAGCGTCATTTTTTTTCTCAAAAATTTTGTTACCATTAAATATTATACTATCGGGATTAGCCGGTTTGTCAACATATCCCTTGCCAGAAAAGGTTATACCTCTTAAGACTCTACCAATTTTATAGCCTTCGTGTTCGCCTAAACCTCCATAAGCTTTTAAATGTTTAGTCAAAAATGATGTTTCTGCATTTCTAGCTAATATTTTGTAGTCATTGGTTTTTTGATTAATTAAACCATAGTCAAAACCTTTGAAATAACATTCCATACTAACATATTTAATACCATTTTCAATTTCACTTATTAATTTTTCCGATCTATCTTTTAACTCAGGATTGGAGAAACCTTTGTATATGACAGATCCAGTTAATATATGGAATTTTTCGGGCAGATTTTCTATATCTATATCTTCATTGATTATGTTACCGTCTTCATCAATTGGCCAATTAGAAACTATATGACCTATTATAGTGCCTTCGTCATGTTCTAAATTGGTAGGTTTGTCCTCTGGAGTATTTCTAGACACCCAAACTTCAGCTTTATCAAAAATATCGTCATTTTTATTCCAACTAGATGTTACTAATATGGATTGAACATAATACAAATCAGAATCATCAACATTTGCAATACTTTTATCTAATTGATTTTTTATTTTTTTTTCTTCATTGGGCAAAGTTGGGTGTATGGCGCTAGCGTAGCTTATGCTAGCATTAGCCTTAATCTTTTGTTCTAAGCCGTCTTGTATTTCTTGTTCAAATATAATCATGAAGTTACTCCTGTATTATACTACACTTACACCAATTATGAATAAAAATCTTTTATGCTCTGAATCTTGATCAGATTAAGATTATTTAATGTTATTTCTTTTTCTTGCAAAGAAGATACAGATTTAACATTTTCATGATACAATTTATATAATTCTTGGTTAGTTTTATCGTTTAAATTAAATATGACATGTGATATAGAATTTTCTGTAATTTCTTGTAAAGGTTCTAAAGCAAACAATATTTTTGTTTTCATGTTTTCAGATTCTAAATACTCTTCAGAAGATAAACTTCTCATATTTTTTTTGCTATAAAATTCTAAAAACTTAGGATTAATAATGTCATTTATTTTTTCTATTGCTTGAGATGCCCATATTGTGAGTTTGGCACCAGTTTGCGGTCTAAATTCTTTAGTTTTTCTTTGTTGAGAGTCTTTACTATTCTTAGGTCGACCTTGGCCAGAAACTCCGTTAGGAGAAAAATTTGTATCAGAACGTTTACTGTTTATAGCATCGTTTTTTATATCTAATAAACTCTTTTCTCCTTTCTTCTTATTTTCTAATTCTAAACCTATTTGACTAGGAGTAACTATTCCGGTTTGCAACGAAATCTTTTTTAGGTCATTATCAAATTCTGCATTATGATATGGTCCTGATTTTTTAACATAACTATCCCTATCTCTTTCTTTTGCTTCTTTTTTAACTCTAGATTTCTCTAAATCAGTATCTATACCAAAAGCTGTTTGTAGAGCTTCGTCAGAAATAATGTTTCTATCTGCCAACTGTATCAATAAAGCTTTCTCAGCGTCTTCGTTACTAAGATCCATTCGGTCAAATTCTACTTTTGCTGGCAATCTAAAACCCATAGCCTTTTGAACTAAAGACAATTCATGTTTCCAAAACGAAGTAAGAATTTTTCTACCGTATTGTAATCTTTGAGTTAAGGTTTTTAAAGAAATGAAATTATTAGTTGTGCCAGCGGCTCCATATGTGCCGGTAAGTGTAGGAGGTATACCTAAGCCGGCATAAACACTATTAAGATGAGGAGTATATTTACCTTCTCCTAAAAATTGATGAACAGCAGTTTTCGATTCTAAAAGTTCAATATCTGGACCCCAAACCAAATCCATTGTACCGCCACCAACATTATTTTGTAATATAGAAGCGAGCCTAGCTGTTGCAGCCTGAGTTGGAGCAATTTTATGATCTAAACTACCTAATTTAAAAATTCGAACATTAGATATAGCCCCATCCAAAGCTGCTAAATCCGCTAACTTTAATTTTTCGATTAAAAATATATCATCCATTATAGAATATATCATGGGATAAGCCCATGTTGACCAATCATCTTTTTTATAATGGAACACCAAAGTTTTTTCTTTATCTAAAACGTATGGTTTTTTGCTTTTGGCAGCATCTTTGATTGATTGAGGCAAATCTCCTACAATTTTTTTTTCATAATCATTTTTTGGATTATTTATAATTCTACGTAACTGAGAAGGAATGGTTATAGCATATATTTTATTACCAGAAAATGATGCTAAGGCAGAGCCAACAATGTCGACATAAGAAGGATCTATAAAAGTATATTTCCAAGGTATCTCTCTTTTCTCTACATTTGGCTCATCCGAAGAAACTATCATATCAGCAGAAGCAGAGGCTTTATACATTTTATCAGTTACTTTTAAACTTATTTTCGCTGTTTGTCTATTTATAACAACATTACCCGTTCGATATAAGTTATTTAAAAATCTTTCGCTACGATCATACCCATTAACTTTATCGAACCAATTTCTGTAAAATCTTTGTATTCTTTTGTTGGGATGAGAAATTCTGATACCTTGACAAGCGAAATCGCCCATCAAATCAATAACATTTTTAACTAAACCAACTTTATGATATATAGAATCAGCGGATTTAATTATATTTTTAAACTTTTCTGGAACAGCTTCATCCGGACGAAAAACGTTATAATCAGATCTGGTTAAACCGGGCCTGCCGGAAACACCGGTATCTAGATTTGAAAAATCTGTTCTATATCTAGAATTAGCAGATGTTCTAGAAATTACATCAAATTCAGATAAGGCTTTTGAAGATTCGTTTAATGCTTTTTGTCTACTATCAGCATCGTCTCCCCAAGTTATGTATGCAGTTTCATCTTTGATTTCTGCATTTTGGATAGATTCACTTTTGGGATAACGTTTCATAATTCTTTTCCATTAGTATTGTAATAGTAATATATACACAAAATTTAAGAATACAACACGAGATTAATTTTGTTGATGAAAACAAAGATAATATCTATATTATATTTTCATACAATTGCAATATATCAGTTGTATCTAAATAATTTTTTTGAGGGAAAAAGGCATAATGTGAGCATATATTATTTCCTACAATTATATTGTTTTTATTCAAGATAGACGGACCATAATGACACAAATAAAATTCATCAGAATGCATATTCAAAGTTGGAACAACATTTTTCATATCAGAACCAAAAAAAGATATAGCATTTATAGTAACTAACTCTTTTGGATCTAATAACCATTTATTAAATTTTAACGAATCTAAAGCATTTTCTTTAATCATATCCAAGAACATTCTATGTAATTTTTCAGCAAAATAACCGCTTCCCCAACCTATAGGATCCTGTGGATTATACCAACATTTGTTATCCCAGGGAAGTTTACCAAATCTCATTAAAATATTACTTATTATAGCGTTATTAAAAATTAAAGGCAAAATTAAAAAATATTTATCGTTTTCAGGTTTTAGTCTTTCTGAAAATAATTTATCTATAAAATTTTCTTCTACCCAAAGTATATCATCGTCAAGTTTTATATATACAGAATTCTCATCTACAGCATCTTGTTTATAGAAAAACTTTAAATTTACAAAAGGATCTATAACATCAGGATTAGATTCTTCTGGAACAACTATTTTAACCTTTTGGTTATCTTTAAAATAATCAATATAAAAATCTTGTTCTTTATTAGTATTCAACCATAAACGACATTCATCATAAGCATCAAATTGTTTTTCTAAATTTGATTTTACAAATTTAATGTAGTCTTTTCTGGATATTAAAATAATTAATTTTTTTTTCATAATTTTACCTTTTATTTGCCTAGGTGTCGTTTATTTTTATACCATGATTGTTGAGGTTGAGCAATAGAGATATACTTGATGTGTTTTTGGTTTGACCACCATATCATGGCTGCTTCCTCAACCAAATAACCTAATGGACGTCTATTGTCATAGGTATCATTATGTTTAACGCTAATTGGAAAAAATTTAAAATCTATACCAAAGGCTTCTACTATATCTTTTACGGTTTTACGCATAAATTTAGCATATTCATTAAAAACAGATCTATGAGCTATGATTTGGTTTGAATAAGGGGCTGGTGAAATACCGTCATATGCAAGACCAGTTATATCCTGCAATATATTTTGAATATCTTTTGTGTACCTATAAACATGTCTAAAGTGTTTGTTAAAATTTTTCTTAAATAAGGGATCTTTTGGTTGGGCTTCCGCCCCAGAACAAATTCCAGCACAAATTACTTGATTCTCTCGAAGTTCATCTATCATTGGAGTAATAGGCCAATTATATAAACTATCAACACAACCATAATTATATTTGTCATACCACGAAGCAGATATGACACCCAATATATCTTTATCTTGCGGGAAAATATTTTCTGAAGTTAAAAATATACGAGATTCACTTAAAGTATTATTAGAATACATTTCATTATCAAATGATAGTTTGTTCAAATTCACAAAATTAAAATATTTTCTAGTATGAAATTGATCGTTTTGAACGTCATTATGACCGCAAACAAATATCTGAATGGTTTTTTTAAGTTTGTTATTATACAAATCTCTACTAAGAACAGGTTTGGTATCACCTATAAAATGTACTAAATTACTATTGACTTTTGATAAATCTAAATTTTTGTTATCTTTAATATAAACTGTATGGTTATATTTTTTGTTTTTTGAAACCTTATGCAACAGACCTTTTGCTTCCAAAACAAGAACGAAAATACCTTGATCCCACCATTTAACAACGTTATGACCAAGATTGTTTGATATGCACCTTATAGTAAAATCACACCATAAGTTAATTATAGATGAATCCAAAGGTCTATCTAATTTAAATCCTAAAACACCGGTATTTACTGGCATAGTGGGATATTTAATTTTATTTTCTTCTAATATTTCTGGAAAATAAGAATAAGCTCTGTGATCATTGATATATATATTATAACCATATTTATTTATGTCTAAACCTAATTCTTCTATAAAAATTGGATCATTAGATATATCATTAAAAATAAGATCCAATTTTCTCATAGGTAATATATCTATGTCGAGATATAATAAATTATCGACGTCGTAGTGATCTTTATTATCTAATATGTACTTTAAAACAAATGGTTTTATGTACTGGAAAAAATTTACTTTATGAATATATTTTTGTATGTATTCATACTGATTGTATAGTTTTTCTATATGAACGACATCAATATCTGTACATAAGTTGTTATTGACTAAATACATTTTGTCAATTAATTGCTCGTTATGTTCTTTGCAAAAAACAATTAATTTTACATTATGTAAATGCTTTATTGTTTTTATAATATTGACAAAGAAATCTTGATACTTCTCAGATCCATCGTACATTATTGCTATAGCAGATTTTTTGTCTATATCTATAGGATTAGATTGTATAATATCCTGTATATTGTACTTCATTTATATATACCTTTAAAAATATTATTATTATTAACAGTTTTAGTGAACCACTCAGGCCCTTTATAAAGATCTTCCTCTTGTGAATTAGAATTTGATGGTATATTTCTTAGATTACCTCCAACAATATTATATTCGTTTTTAATAGAAGGTCTATGAAATTTTCTTGCTATCATATTAGCTATTATTAAAGAGCTATATCTGTCTTTACGCAGTCTACCCTTTTTACCATTAGGCATTTTAATTTCTGGAGTATCCCATCTGTCTCTAGCATTTGGACCAGTACTAGTTTGTGTCATAACTATTGTGGTTAATTCATTTTTTAATTCTTCTATTTCTAAAATACAGTCAGTTATATTATCGTATAAATAATTGTTGTTAGATAAATCTGAAGCATTTATTTTATCTTGTTCTATGGATAGCCCTAAGGAAATATTATCAAACCTCGGAAAAAGCAAAGCTTTATCTTCCAAGTCCTTGCGTAATCCATGATTGGCTTGTGCTGTCCAATCGGATTTAGCGAATTGTATCATCTCTAATATATGTAGTCCTGGTTGAGAATCTGTATCTTTACTTTTGTCATAATCTATAATAGGCCAAATCAACTGTTCATTGTCTTGTAATTTATTAGGGTCGTGTAAAGCTTCTTCGATAGATATGCCTCCACCTTGAGCATCCATACCAATTGCTACACAAGGAAAGACTTTCATTAAATCTCTAATTTTTCTTGCGCAGAAAGAGTAGTAATCGTGATCGTTGGTTATACCAGACTTTTGCTTTTCTTTAAAGTTAGACCTATTGGTTGTCCAACAAAATACTATTCTATTATGATCTGAATTTAATTCGATTATTACTACGCTAAAATTATCTTGTTCTGAAGCTGGATCTATGCCAAAAACATATTGTTTATTCGGGGAGCCTCTTGTTACTGCATCAAAAATTATTTCTCCGGAATCTGGCAAAACTATAGGTTTTTTTTCTGATACTACGCAGCTCTCTATTAAACTTCTTTTAAAGAATCCGCTACTATCCGCTGTAAAACAAGCAGCATATTCCATATTATATATACCTGTGTGGATAGTGGCTTTAGCTCTAGCTATTTGTCTATCATCCATGAAGCCTTTGGGTATTAGTTCATAAGGTACTCTTATAACAGAATAATCTCTCCAATTAAAGTTTTCAGGAACTTCACCATTAAAGATTTCTTTTAGTTTATTTGGATTTCCTTTACTAGATATTATTGATTTGTAACGATTCCAGTATTGTGAAAAATGCTTGAATGCATAATCCGCTGTGCCGGATATTATTGCCTGATTGCCGATTTTTTTTTCAAGACTTTCAAGCTCTTCATTCCAAACACCGGCTTCTATCATGGCCTTTTTTTTAGCCTGTTCTTTAACGTTCTGAATAGGTGTAGCACTTACAGCAGCGAAGCCCGAAACTACAGTTTCATATATGTCTGGGCTAATAGAAGCGAATTCATCTGCTATTATAATATGTGCTCTTAAGCCTCTGATTTTCGAACCGTCGCCCATTGGAATAGCCATAGCCCAACTATCGCCAAGGCGAAGTGTACATCTATCTACATCTCTTCTAGGCCCATCATCATTACCGCTAAAAATACTACGCAATATTGGGCTATTGCGCCATATATTTTCCATATATTCAAAAATAACCTTACTCTGCCTAAAAGCAGCACCAACTATCACAATTTTTGTTCCAGGGTTTAAAGAAGCTTTTAAAACGGAATATAATGCTAATAAAAAACTTTTACCAAAACCTCTACTAGCTATAAACATAGGAAAGGGCCTATACCAAAATTCCTGCAATATTGCTATTTGTATCGGATGTAATTCTATGTTGAATAACAATTTGCATGTAGATCCAAAGTATTTAGGATTTCTTAAAAGTCTTAATAAGTGTAAATCTGGTTTTTCTATATCTTCTTTTGTTCTGTGTATAGTGGGTATACTATCTATAACCAATTCGGATAGGTTTCCTAAATCTAACCAAGCATCATCATATTTGGTTTTTACTTTAGTCATCTGTGTTATTATTCTCTATAACTCTTCTCATTAAAGAAACAGCCATTTTTGCAGCATTATGTGAAGAACCACAAAACAAAACTTTAATATTGTATTTTACTTGTATATCGGAAATATATTTAATTATATAAGCCGGATTTATTTTAAGATTTTTCCATATGCGTTTTGGTATGTCAGAACCCAAAGGGAAATTTACTACACTATCAAAGTCAAATTCCATAATTATAAAAGCATATTTATAAGAGCTCATACGTTCTAAAACATTAGAAAATCTTTTTTCTGTCATGTTATTTACAAATTCAGAAATACTATGCTTTCTTTCTATGCAAATGATATCTTCGTAACCTTGTATACTATAATCACCAGTATCTAACTTTTGATTAGCAGTAGCATGATGTTTAAAAACCCAGGGCTGCTGCTCTCTAGTATCTACGATTATAGTAAAATTGTCTTTATCCATTTTTATTTGCTATTATTTTGAAAAAAAAGTACTCATAATCTGTTTCCATATTTTTTATCATTTTGTGATGTTGATAACATAAAGTAATACCATTATCAATATTATATCTTAATCCAGGATAGTCGCTCCATTTTTTTATATGATGAGCATTAAGTTTTGATCTAAAATTACAGTTAGGCCACTGACAACAAAAATTATCTCTGGTATATACAGCTTTTCTCCATTTTATATATTGAGGATCTTTGTAATTTCTCATTATTCTTCTATTACTGATTCTGGTAACAAAAATGGTTGGTCTACAGTTTTATCTTGATATTCGTGATATTCTATTAAATTATTTTTTGCTTTTTCTGTGGCCATACGCATAATTTCCATTTCTTTACCTTCTTTTTCTCTAATTTCTTCGTCTTCTAGCATGCGTATTAATCCTACCCAACTACTTTTACCGTCTTCTATTCTTTTTATTCTTTGTTCTCTAGTAGCTTTCAAATCTTTGCTAATTTTTTGTTGTTCATTTAATAACTTTGTAAATTCATTTGTATAACTAGCTATACTATTTCTAGCAAAATTTAACTGTGTTTCTAAATTGGCTAATTTAGGCACATCTCTTTGTTCTTCGGGTTTGCTGTATTCTGCGTCTACTAATTTTTGTAATTTTTCAGTTTCAGCAATATGCCTTTTACGCTCTTTCATGCTTCTATTTATAAGAATGTCTATAGTTATAAATTGTTTTATTTGTAACTCTTCTGCCGGTAAAACATCTTCTCTGAACTGTTTTATTAAACCTATCCAAGTATCTTCGAAATATTGTAATTCGCCACTAGAATCATCAAATTGACGCACAATTTCTGGCCAAAAAGTTTTACTATGTAGTTTTAATTTTAAATTATCTTTTTCTTCTTTACTATCTGTATTATATAATTGATTTTCTTCTATATACCTTTTAATTGGCTTTGTACTTCTGTTTAAAGAGTCGGCTATTTCTTCTATAGATAGAGATGTTATATTATCTTTAATAAATTTTTCTTCTTCTAAAGATAATTGTCCACGTTTTTTAGGTATTTTTGCCATTTTCTAATATATTTAGTATTTCTTTTTTGAGTTTTTTCATATCGTTATTTTTGATTTTTTCCCCATTTTTTAATTTCAAATATATTTCACGATATTCGTAAGTTAGATTGTTTTCTAAAATTGTTATTATTTCTTTATTTGAAATAGAATCTAACAAATTGTTGTTATCCAAAGTTTCATTATTATCATGAATATAAGATAGCTGCATTAAGTTTTTTTTACGTTCATTTCTCGACTCCCAGCCTCTATATAAATCGCAATCTCTCTTATCATCAAATTTAGTACATCCACTATTAGATTTTTGTAATTTTGGATCATAAAGAGGACATGTCAGACAAGGCTTATCTGGACGTTGATAATTATCTCTTTTATAGTTAAACAACCTGTTTCTAACATGAGTCCAAAGAAAATTTTCTAAAGGTCTTTTATGGTCATACTTTTCCAAAGCTTCTATAGCAAAAATAGTGGCCTGCTGCTTCATATCCTCTACATCATGATAACCGAATTTAAATTTATAGCTTAATTTTTTAGTAATTTTATTAATAACTTCTATAAATTCTTCTTCATTTATTTTTGGTTGATTCTTCTTCTTTTTTTTCTTCATCTAATAATTCTGCTAGAGTTTTGTTTGACTCAACATTTTCATAATGTTCTATATCTTCAGAAGCCACAACTTTCAATGTGGAAGAAGCAAAAGTAGCCTCATTTAACTTATCATTATTCATATTAATGCTCCTATGTTTATCTATAATAGATAGAATTTAGAAAATGTCTACTTTACAAATAGTAAAATCGGCTAATATACATTATGTTATACCCCAAAAGGAGAATAAAATGGCTAACTATAAAAAATGGACAGATGCAGAATTAAATTTTATTAACGAAAATATTAGAGAGCATAGCGACGAGCAAGTCGCTTCTCAACTAAGTAAGATAACTGGCAGCAATATCACATGTGATATGGTTAGAAGACAAAGGAGACAAATGGGTATTATGAAAAAACGCGGAAGAAAACCTAAGAATCAAAACATTCAACCGTTATTAAGTGGCGAATGAGAATTCTAGTTACTGGTGGAAATGGGTACATAGGATCTCATACAACAGCATATGCGCTGGAAAATAATCATAATGTTATTATTGTAGACGATCTAAGAAATTCTAAATATGAAACGATAGAATTTTTAAAAACGATAAATCCACCTAAACTAAGTTTTTTCAAGACATCGACAAAAAATCTTAATGATATCCCCATTGACAGAACTTCTGTTGATGGGGTTATTCATTTTGCTGCTTATAAAAGTGTTAAT